AGTTATCACTTAAGACAGGAGAATAACAAAATGTTACCAAACGAAACACTAGATGCAGTCACAAAGGGACGGCAAGGATTCGACTACGACGAGAACGGAAACTTTACAGGATGCGGGGGCACTGATGCGATGAACTTACTCAGACTACACACCTTGTATTCAAGTCTTAAGTTAGAAGTTAAGACAGGTATCAAGATGTCAGCCCGTATCAACACACTAGCAGTAGCAAACGAAATGCTAGGCACCAACTACAAGCGCAAAGCCAAGGCACTAGAGCACGTAGAGGCAGTGCTAGTTATGGCTGGAGAGATTCAGAATCCACCACTTAAGACAGAAGAAAAGAAATGACTGGTCTATTCATAGCAGTACTACCCATAATTTTATTGGCAGTGTTAGGTTTAATAATCAACGACGAAATGATAGGAGAATAAGATGGCTGCATCACCACAATGGAAAGTCTATACAGCACAAGGCGAGTACGTAGCAAGCACGAAGCACACAGAGGGCGCAAGTTTATTGATGAGTCTATACGGCAACGGCGCAACGATTCGGTTCGACCATCGCAAGATTGTGTGGACAGAAGGGGTTGACGGCAACGCTGGTCAGTCGTATGATTACACAGCAGAACAGATACATAAGAAGTTACAGGGCAACTCATTACTTAAGACAGGAGATTCAGAATGACAACAGAAGAGCAGCAAGTCTTAGCACTTAAGACATTACACGAAGCAATACAAGCACTCAAAGACCTAGGCTTTATGACAGAGGGGGACGAAGATGACAATTGAAGTTGCTATGTTAATTAACATTACATTGCTTTGCATAGTTGTTAATCGAATTTGGGATGTCCTAAAAAGAATTGAGAAAAAACTATGAGTGAGCCAGCACTTAATGACCCAGTATTCTATGACGATTCAGACTTCATCCAATGCAAGGAATGTAAGGAGTGGTTCGACCATAACACTTACAACTCACGGACCTGTCTTAAGTGTGAAGATACACAGGTAGAACAGGAGAGAGCCAATGCAAAAGCAGTACCAAGTAGTGTATGAAACTAAAGGTGTCAAGGTTGTCAACGTCTGGTTGCCAGAGGGCACGGACTTACCTACCGAGTGGAACACTATGACCTACGCACAGCAGGATGAATGGTTGTATGAACACCAAGTCAAGAGCGAGACACAGTGGACTGATGAATACAAAGGCGAAGCAGTCAATGTACTACCAGTCTTAAGTCTTAAGGCAGTATGAAGTTACTACGACATAGCCTTGCAATCTACGCAGTATTCTTTATTGGTGGGGCTGGCTCACTATGGATACCCATACTAGGGTTGATAACAATTCTTTATTTTACAGGAGTAATCGGATGACACTAAAGGATAAACGCTGGCACGCAGAGGGCAACTGTAACGGACACCCTGACCCAGACCTATGGCACTATGAGAACAGCATTCACGCAGACGAACAGCAACTACAAATGTTGAGAAGCGTACAAGCAATCAGTCTATGTCGCACCTGTCCAGTCAAAGAGTTATGTCTTAAGGAAGGACTAGAGCCTGACAACGTACAGTTTTGGGGTGGATGGGGCACAATCTGGGGTGGGCTATTGACATCTGAGCGTTATAAACTACTCAAGCACAGGGATAATGAGAAGATAGTGACAGCAGAACAGCGTCACAGGAGGATGGTTCGGCAGAAACTTGCTAAACTTTACGGATGAAACGACACATAGTAGCAGTCTCAATCCTTGTCACGGCAATCTTGTTTGCCCCGTTCGGCAATGATGTCAATGTCAATGTCGGCGTGGAGTTCAAGCATCCGACCAAGGCTAGGACTAAGGCAACAATGGAAGAGAAGTATGCCAACAAAGTAATGGCGATGAGGTATGCCAAGGCAGGGTATGGTTGGGACTTAAGACAGAGGCAGTGCATCTATAAATTATTTACTAAAGAGTCACGCTTCGACCATCTTGCAAAGAACCAACAGGGCAGCAGTGCTTATGGCATAGCACAAATGCTGAAGGAGAAGTCTTCCGACCCAGCAGTACAGATACTTAATGCTTACCGCTACATCGTCCATCGCTACGAAACACCTTGCAGGGCGTGGTCGCATCACGTCGCCAGAAATTGGTATTGATGTTAGACCTAACAGGCAAGCCAATACTTACCTGTATCTGTGGTTGTAAGATGTTTGTCATCACAGTAATGTGGGATGAAGAAACAAGAGAAGTATCTTGGTATGACTTAAGGCAGGAATGTAAGGAGTGTGGTGCTATCAGTACCGCACCAACACCAATGGATTGGAAGGATGAGTAATGCCAACGTATGAGTATCGATGTAACAAATGTATGTCACACACAGTCTTAAGTCGTAAGGTAGACGAACGCGACGAAGAAGTCACTTGCATTTGTGGTCACGTTAGTACTAGAATCTATAACACACCAGCCATTCGCTTCAACGGAAGCGGATTCTATTCAACAGGAGGATAAGATGTGTGATGTATGTGAGAACGGCGGATGCTCCGCTTGTGCACCAAAGAATGACACGCTTCAGTTTGCTAGTGGTAAGGAGATTGAAGAGTTTTACGACAACCATTCAGAGTCTATGTATGTAGACCCAGCCGAATCTACTCCTGAGGTTGAGTAACTTCTGCTAAGTCTTCATCACGATAGGGTTTGAATCCACCTATCTTGTTAATAAGTTTACGGATGCCACGCTTATGACGCATACGGGCTGCATCTTCAGAGCCTAACTCTAACTCTTTTGCTATGTCAGGAAAGTCCATCGCTTCTGCGTGACGTAGGAACAATACCTTCCTATCATCCTTAGTTAGTTTCCAATATGCAAAGTCAATCTCAATCATCATCGCCATCATATTGCCACCCTCATTAGGTGCTGATGGTTTTCCAGGTCGCCCTAAATCTACCTTGTTAATCTGACCCCATTCATTTCTTAAGACAGGAGTTAGTAATGCTTCAACCATATCTGCCTCGTAATAGAACAGGTCGCTAGTCTCATAGCCACCAGACTTAGCCTTCCAATGCTGACAGTAATCTAATGCTTGGTTGCGTAGGCTACGATAGATGAGATTCTTAGCATCTTTAACTCCGATTGCTTCCCAAGTATCCAACTTGTTTGGATGTTCGAGGAACCATTGATACAGTGATTGTCGGATGTCTTCTAATTCTATGTCAGTAAACTTACGATGATACTCAGAGGCAACAGCATCAACTACATACTGCCAAGGTTCAATGCGTGCCCACTCTAGTGTCACTTAATCTTTACTCCGTTATCTAAATGGAGGAAGCCGACCAGTTTCATCTTGTTGTTCTTGTTTGCAAATTCAGTAGTGCTAGGCAACCACTTCTCATTCCACTCAATAGGCATCATCATATGCAAAGGGAATGCCCACACTCCAAGAGGAGTTGAGTTGATGTACCAAGGTGTGAAGCCAAGCAAGTGTGCCTCTTCAATGAGGAAGTCATACTTCATCTTCTCAATGAGTAGGTCAGGGTAGTGTGTCTTTCGTGACTTAAGTTCGATAAACATTTTGTATCTATCAGTAGTGCAATCGAACCCGTCATACTCTTGAGGTGAGTGGATAAGGTCAGGTAGATAGGTTTCTCTTAGCCAATCAAAGAGTTCTTTTTCTTTCACTCATTATCCCACTTACCTCTTAAGACAAGAAGCCCGATGATGGCGTAGTTCGCCATATCTTTGAATGAATCTTCAAGTGACTCGTGCTCTGGTGTTGCACCACTATCAATCAAGTTGTTGATGCGTGCTAACTTATCGTGCATACGTACACGTAGCCCATTGACAGGACCACCTGGTGCTTGAGATATATTCTTTGGACCATAATCTTTGTGCTTGCTCAGCAACAGGTCATTAAGTTCACGACTTAAGTTAGAAAGATTTACTTCGAGGTGGAGTTCGCGTGCAACAGAGGAATCTTGAGAGTCACCATTAGGTGTGAACCGTCCTTGTCGTATGACGATACCTTCAACCCTTGATTCGCTAGATGATTTATAATCTGCCATATCTCTTCACGCTCCGCCTTCGTCGTCATTGGTATCCGTTTCTAATAGTCGTGCTAAGTTCTGGTCAAAGTCTACGAGTGCTGACTTGACAACCATATCCTCAACAAGTTCATCTACTAGGTCGTAACCATTCTCACTAGCGAACAGTGTAACATAAGTAGACTGTGTAATAAGTTTTATCTGGTCAGGTTCATCAGCGTGGTTATACATAAACCTTAGCAGTGAGCCTAGCAGAAGTTTATATCCATTGGGCAGTATGTAGTACGGGTCAAACTCTTCACCCTCTTCAAAGTAGTGGTCTACTAATTGAAATGAATCCTCAAATTGCAGGTGACAATCGTGGCAATAGTTATGTGGGTCTTGCTCGTCGCTCACTGGACACCAATCTTTTCCAGAATGTAGTCCTTGCCGTGTGACACGAACACCGAATTAACATCTTGTCCGTCTCCGAATCCAACCACAGTAACTGGCAGTTCTCTGGCAAGCGAGTTGGCAAACTCACGTCCTGGCGCATCGCCGTCAGCAAAGACAAAGACTCGTTCAAAGTCTGCAAGCAATCGTGTGTAGTGTTTCTTCCACGAGTTCGCACCTGGTACTCCAACACAAGGAAAGCCAACACACCTAGACATAGTAAGGGTATCAAGTTCACCTTCACATACTCCTATCCAATCACCTGCACGTTGCACATCTATCACGTTATACATACGAGTCTCTGCCCCTACCATACCCATATACTTGGGTTCAACTGCAGGGTTAAGACTTCTAAATCTTAGGTCAACAACACCAGTCTTAGTGATGTAAGGGATTGATAAGCGTCCTGTGTATTGTTCGTGACCTGTATCAGGTTCCGCGACTACGCCTAATTGAGCCAACCGTGCTACCTCCAGAGGAATTCCCCTGCTTGCTAGGTAATCTTCTGCCAGATGAATACTTTCCGCGTACCTCTGTGCTGACTTCCCCAGTAATTCTTTCTGCAAAACGTTTTGCTTCATTGAAGTTCAGCCCCTCTTGACGCACGATGATTTGAATACTATTTCCTTGGACACCACAAGCGAAGCAGATGAAGATGTTCTTATCAAGGTTCGCCGTACCACTTTGGTGTGAGTCACCGTGAAAGGGACACCTAAGATTGACTTGTCCGTGAGTACTACGTAAGGTTGCCCCGTAGTGTTCAAGGATTGCTTTGATGGAGGGCAAGTCGTTGTCAATTTTTATCACCATACCCTGCTTCCCGTAGTAGCCATACTAAATCTTCTGTTCTCATTAATGAAACCCAATCACCTATTGACTTCTCACCTTGTCCATTAAGTCTTAAGACTACAACGCCAAGGTCACCCTTGGCTCTATCTTTTAACTGTGCTATTGCAGCAGCAGGATTGAAACCAGTGCGTGCCTTGACTTCAAAGTCTATACCCACACAGCCAGTAATATCGCTACCACTACGACCAGCACCTGTAGATTCCGCAAATGGGAATCCGTTGTCAGCAAGGTAGTTAGCCAAGACTTTTTGACTTCGGTATCCACGATGCTTTCTGCTTTGTGATGCCACCTATGTAGCACTCTTATCCTTATTTAGGATACGTACAGCCCACTCTAACCCAGCGTTGACACCTTCGGTCCACTCATCAGTAATTGGTACCTTTGCTGCTTGAATCTTTTCGATTAACTTAGCAGTCTCTTGCTTGAGTTCAAGCAGAACATAACCACGCATCTCTTGAGTTCTGTCATCTTCTTCTTGTATCATCATCCACCGTTCTCTGGTATGTCATCAATGAACATATACTCTGGATTAAATGCCAGCCAACACATAAGGTTAGCGTTAGCATCAGCCCTTCCGTATCTATTCTTCACAGGTGAGACAGCCATTGACGTTCCCACTACCCCTAGTGTACATATAAGTGCAGGGATTTGTGCGACCTTACCCTGTAATGCAGAGCGTGGCTGTGTCGGGTTACCCTGTACTGCTTCCGATGTATGGTGTAGAACAATGACTGCTGCATTAGTAAGACGGGCTAAGTACTTTAACTCTTTCATTACTGCACGCATAGATGCAAACTCTTCGCCACCATCAGTGGCTATGTCCA